TATTCGAACATATGATTACTCGCGGGTTAAGAATTTGCAGGTAACTCAGAATCCGGTGAATATGAAGGCTTTAGGTTTTGCTAGGGCTGCTATAAAGGAGATGGTGATGTCAGTATTGCCTGATGGTAAATTGAAAAAGTTGAGTGATGCCGAGATCGTTAATGGTTATCATCTAGATGATGAGGTTATGAAGAAGGTGAATTTAGAGGCATCGGCTGGAGTACCATTAGGTGGAGTTGTAGCTGATTGGATTGATATAGAGAAATCGATTATTCATCCGAAGGTTATTGAGTTGATGGCGGGTGTTGAATCTCTGGCCCGTCAAGGTAGAAAGGATTACAATAGCGTGAAGTTTAAGGATTGTAATAAGGATGAGATGAGGGATTATGAGAAGAGGCAGAAACCAAGGTGTTTTGCAGCTGGTCCCTTACATTATACACTGTTGTTGCGGCGTTGGTTTGGTCGATTGACCACGTTGTTTATGAAGCATCGGTTACGCACTGGTGTTATGATAGGTATTAATGCCACAAGTAAAGAGTGGTCCACTTTGTGGCGGCAGTTGTGTATGCGCACGCACCATTTTGATGGTGATTATGAGATGTGGGATGGTGCTATGCGTCGCGAATTTCAGGAGGTGTTAAATGAGCTCCTGGCTGGGTTTTCTGAGGACCCTGTGGTTGGTTTAGGGCTATTAATGCATTTGTGTGAGACTACACGGGTTGGTATGGATATGACATATATAACCACGCATTCGGTGCCGAGTGGGCATGGTTTAACTGCCCTGTATAATTCTTTGATAAATAAGATGTATGTAGCTTACGCATGGTATATACTTATTGGGTGCCATTTAGAATTATCCGAAGTGGCATTGTTGGATAGATTTCGGCAAGATATTTATGCTCCAGTTTATGGTGATGACATCGTGTGTGCAGTTTCTGATCGAGCGAGTATTAGATTTAATGCTATCACGTATGCGATGGTTATGCGTGATCTTGGATTAGGATTTACATCAGCTTCTAAGAAAAGTCACGATAAACCATTTAGTGCTTTACGTGATATTACTTTTCTAAAAAGGTCATTTTTTGCTCATCGGTTGATTAATGATATAACTGGCCCCTTAGCTTTGGATGTTTTAAGGGGGTCAGCAGGTTTTGTTCATGATGTCACACGTGATAGTGAAATTACTACTCAAAAGATGAGTAGTTTGCAGAGAGAGTTATTTTTGCATTCCAGTGAGACCTATAAGATTTACTGGGCGGCATTGTGTGATTGTTATCGGCAAGCATTTGGTGTGGATTATCATGGCTTGACAGAAGTGGAGATGCTGGAGCTGTATAATCATGGTGAACTACGTGATGACTTGTTTGAAGCTGAAAGTAAAGTTGTTTTGCCGACACGCCGATCTACCCGATTATTGTGTAGGTGGTAGATTAGTATTTGAGCCCGTCTGGATAGACGTTAAACTTCTGTGATAGGTCTGGATAGACCGTAAATTTTGATTTGTATACCTGATAGGTATATTTTTATTGCCGATTTTTGGGAATTAGTGATTAGTTAGATAGATTTAAAAACTTCTGATTATATTGTGACCGTTATGAGTTAGGTAGATATATTTATTCCGTCTGGATAGACGTTAAACTTTTGTGATAGGTCTGGATAGACCGTAGGTTTTGATTTGTATATTTGATAGGTATATTTTATTGCTGATTTTTGGGGGAATTAGCAATTAGTTAAATTAGTCTGGATAGACTTAAAACTTCTGATATCTTATATGGGTCTGGATAGACTTAAAACTTCTGATTAGGAGTAATATAAGACTCTGCTAGGGTAATCTGAGATATGGAGTGGAAAGCAGCTTCATCAGGTGA